ATTCAAATGGCACAAGCTGCAATGATCGGATCTGTTTCATTCCAGCCTGCAGGTATGGCCCATGACGGTATCGACCGTATTCCTGAAGAGGGTAGCTGGTGGCTCGATAAAGGTGAACGTGTTTTGACAGAGCAAACATCTTCAAAACTAGACAATACGCTTGAAGAGATCCGTCGAAACAATCGTGAACCTGCGTACGATATGCCATCAGTACAACAGCCGATTTATAACATTCAAGCCTTGGATGGTAAGAGTGTTGAGCGTGTACTAAAAAAACACAATCGGCACGTTGCTGGAAGTATGAAAGGCTATGCACGTAATTTTGGGAGATAAATGATGTCTGATGTTTTATTTCCAGACTTAACAATTGGTTATGACCTGACGCGAAAGCCGATGTTCAATACCAAAATTATGACATCTGTGAATGGTCGTGAACTTCGGGCAAGTTATCAAGCTGTGCCAAAATATGAGTTTTCACTAACTTTGCCAGGACTGCAAGAACGAAAAGGCGAGCTGCAAGCAATTGAAGTCTTTCATCATGTCGCTGAGTTTTTCTTGCTCAATGCCATAAGCTTGAGCACCCACCGCCATTTTTTGGAAATCTTGAGTCGTTGTATTGGCACGTAGCGCAAATTTTTCGAGTTCAACGGCTTGATTCGCTGTTTCCCAAGCCATTGCAGACAAAGCAATTGCTGCAGAAGCTGCACCCGCAGCAACTGCGGTACCCATGACTTTTGCACTGGATTTAATTTTGTCAAAGGTTGATACAGAGGTATCTTGAGCATCTTTCATTTTTTGCTCAAAATTCGCTGTATTTGCATCCAGCAAAATCTGAATCCGACTTAAAATATCACCTGACATAAATTTCACCCATAAAAAAACCACCCAAAAGGGTGGCTTTTTAATAAAACTTAAATTTGATGCAAATTAACTAAAACTCACACCATCACAATATTTTTTCCAAAGTTTCTCAAATTGAGAATCAGATATACCTTGACCCTCTATATTAATATCTTTCAATAAAACAATACGTTTATAACCTGTATATGCTCCAAAACTATTTTTGGCATTCACCTGACCACACGGTTTTCCTTTATAGAAATTCACTTGAGCACTTTCAGGGTCTTTCATTGAATTTTTAATAGCCATATGTGCTTGAATCTGTCTCGCAGTCATCAAATCCTCTTCCGTGAGTGGCTTACTACTTTGAACCTTTGTAGGTTCAGGCTCAGGCGAAAATAATGAATAGATACCTGCAATCGCCAATAAAACTGCTAAAAACATTACAAAACGAGATGTTTTCTTTGGCTGTTTTGCACCGCACTGTGGACAATTTTCAGCTTTATCACTTACTGGTGAACCGCATTCTTTACAAGGTTTAAGCGCCATTCTAACCCCCTATATTTATAAGAGGTTAGAATATAAACAGTTTAACGCGCTTAGTTCAAGCGACTTTGCATTCGTTGCTTAAGCCAAATAAAGCCATCATCTGTCAGTTTAATTCGATCCTGAACACCATCATCAAATACTTCACTGTCAATTAAAGCCAGTCCCAGACGCTCACCTCGTTCTGTCACAGACCAAATCAAAGGCGCACCACTGACATAAGGAACCCGACTATCAATAATATTTTCGCATAATAATTCCTGCTCAATATCTACAATAGACACTTTCAACAGCTTGCTGGCTTCAACAATACTGATTGAGTATTGGCATTTCTTCCGATCAAATTGACGGCATTTATCTTCCATACTGCTGATCTTATCGCGCAACTGGTCAATCATGTCATCATACTGTCTAAACATACGATGATAACGCTGAGCCATACAGTCATGAACGTCCTTGCTGACATAATTATTCAGATTGATGGCTCTCGCAGGTTTTGGCATAAAGTGCTTATACAGCACGTCATAACATTCAAGCTGATACTTGATTAAGGTGTCTTTAATTTCAGGCTTGACCTTATTGGCATCAACACCCATTAACCAACCGTTTAACATACCAAATGGCAAACATACTACTTGTTGATTACCACCATTCGAAGGAGCCTTTATTATAAAGGCTCCTTGACTAAGCACATGATTACGTTTGATTCTTTGTCTTTGTGCTTCCCAATCTAAACCAATGTTTTCACAAATTGGTTTCATAGCAACAAAAGGTTTATCCCCGACAAAATAAACAGGGATTTGTTGATTATTAAATTTTACGATTTTTGATTTAGCATTCATGATGAATACTCCTTGGGTAATAAAGAGAATCCACCACCTTTACGAGGCTAATCATATAGGGTGGCAGGACATGCAAGATTAGCCTTACTGTTCCCAAGGTCACAGCGTATCTTTCGATACTCTTACATGCCCCACCATAACAGGCAAAGCAATGCTTAGACATTAAAAAACCGCTATTTTCAAGTATGTCCATAATGGACATACCTTAAAGTGCGGTTCAATGCACTTGGGATAACTGGAGGCTAATCCAGATACTAGATTTTGCTAGTACTTTTTTAGCCTACCTTTAAACTCAAGGTATTATCAATGCCTAAAATGGTAATTTACTCAACCAAAAGGTAATTTAATACGATTGTTTAAGGCTGTTTTAAACATTCTTATGCTTTTGACTTGGCACTTAATGCTCCAAACACTGCTTTGATGTTACGCATTGTTTGCTCAATATCAGGTTCAGGCTCTACATATTTATTGCGATTAAACACTGTGAAATCACGAAGCACTAACTCATTTTTCACTTTTAAATCTGCAAGCGTTTTACAAACATTGGCAAACAGTGCATCTTCACGAAGGATGCCGATAGGCTCAAGTACTGAGAAAGCTTTCCAGTACTCAAGTTCTTCAGCGCTCATACAGCTCATCAACTCGCCTACGGTCCGACCCAACCGCATTGCGAGCTGAAACATAAACATTAGTTCTGGTCGTTCTCGGAGTTTTTTAGCTCTTCAGACTCCGCTTCTTTTTCAAGCTGTTTTTTAATGGCTTCTTGAGTAATCCCAATGGCTTGTAATGCCACTTTGACCATTGGATCTGTCACGTATGTTGGCAAGTTATTGATGTCTTCAAGACTTAATTTCTGCAAAATAAATTCGTTAGTTTCAGGGTCAAAAACGGTTTTTTGAAGCAATAACGCATTCGCAATATGATCTTTATCTTTTCGTTCTAAAAAGTATTCTGCACGGGACTGCAAAGTTAATGAAGTTAAAACACCAACACGACCAACATCTGGAACTTCAACAATTTCTGACGTTTTTTTACCAACGGTACCTAAGAACGCATTTACTAAATTAGACATGATTGCCTCTCATTTTTTTAAATAGATAGAATGAAAAAACCCCGTCGAAACAGGGTCTTTTGAATAGTTTTGCTTATTAGCCTGCAGGAACTTCAGGCGCGTCCACTAATACTGAAACCCCATTTTCAAGGTGATCCACTGCACCAGAGATCGCAATTGTTAAAGCGACACGGTTTTTCTTGGATGCTTCACGCGATGGTGCAAATTTGGTGATCGATCCGCAAAATTTATATGAAGTTTTTGCCTCATCAGGTAATTTGATTTCCCAATCAAAACAATCACCGGCAATGAAGGCACGCTCCAGTGTCACCTGCTGATCATCATTAGTCCGTTGAAGTAAGCCCAATTCGATATTGCCGTAATCAATGACACCGGCTGCCAATTTTTCAGCAAATTTTGATGTCACAGAAGTCACATCATCTGTTGGACGTTCACCTGCAGGTAAGGGCAAATCCAATACATCTGCAATTAATGTTTGAGTAGGGAAAAGCGGTGCTCCAGTCACATGGAGTTCGATCCCCTGGGAATCAACTGTTCCCGCTGCGCAATCAGTCATAGTGTCTCCTAACAACTGTTATTAGATTGAGTCATGTAAAAATCGATTTGCTGACAGTGCAGCAAGGTTTCAGTGTCATGTGATCCACGCTCACCAGCTGGCGTGCATTCACAGTACGGATTCTGTTTTGAAAATAATTTTTTAATCTGATTAGCACGCTGTGATGCTTTCAATTTTTCATGATGATAGACATTCACTTGCATGCGGACATAATCAATGCCCGTCCAACCTGTTACATCGTTTTGTGGTACCGTGCTGATGTCCTGAAAAGTAACATAGCCATCTGTCAGGTCTTCACCTTGAGCAATGGGCGCAGGTCCACACTTAAATCCAGCATCACTCAGCAATGCATTACAAATTTCAATCGCCAGCATCTGTATTCACCTGCTGTTTTTTAATAATGGCTTTAATACGTCTTGCATAACTGGTTTTAAATCGCTCGACCACACGTTCTTTTTGATGGTCAAAGTTATTACGCAAGAATGGCTCTGCTGCCATGTGAGGTGTCCCGTTTTCAATGAATCGCCAATAAAAGGCTTTATTGGTGACATAGATGCCAACACCGACACTTTTAGGCAATTTAATCCGCTTAAATTTAATTGATTCCTGAAGCGTACCTGGTTGAACCAATCTTCTTGAATTTTGCGGATTGCCACGTCTACGTGCTCGTGCAGATCCCCGTGAATATCGGTAATATGCTTCCTCTGCCCGTGGTGCATCTGCAACCACATCGGCATGTAATTCTTTTAAAGCGAATCGGCAAACAGCTTGCGTTACACTTGTCTGCTTCGCCAGATTGACTAGACCTTCCAACTTTTCAGTCAGATCGTCCAAGCCTTCAACTTCCACAGACGAATCAATCATATTTTCCCTACCGCACACATAATTCGATGCTTGGCACGACTCACTGGCAAAATACCCGTAATCGCATAAATGTTTTGGCTGTCTGCATCACGCAACTGATGTTCAGGCAACAAGTCTGGAAAATCTTCAGGTCGGTAATTGATCTGAACGACTAAAGCCGATCCTATTGCACCAGATGATGAAAATGCTGAAGTACTGACAGGTACTTCACCACCGTAAAATTCACCGATCTTGTTCCAAACCCATTTTTTTTGACCTGCACTGTCTTTTTCTTCAGTACGCTCCATAACTTCATATAGATGGTCTAAATCACCTGATTGCATGTCATTCCCCTATTTCATGGATGCCAGCTGTCCAATCAAGTGATTCTTTAAGATGATGCTCAATCTCTGCGAGAAGTTCTTTAATACAGTTCGTTGAAACGGGAACCGTGCCTTCTTTCATCTTTTCTTGAAAAACTAAAACCTTTTTCAAAGCATCTTCTTGAGCAATAATTGAAAGCATCGCTGCTTTTTTTATTAAACGTTTTGACATTTAGACCCCCATTTTTCGGTATGGCAACATGTACATTTCAACTGCTTGGTTGACGTATAAATTGACTTCTGTTTGAGCTGCTCTGTTCTCGTACATATCTGTGATGATCAACAATGCAGCAATGGTCAAATCTTCATGTAACTTGCCTTCGACCAGTACTTCTTCAAGTGGTCGATCTAAGAAGTTTTGAATATGTTTAAGAGCTGCTTTTGTGAGTAATCCGATGTAATCATCATCACGGTTATGCAGTACACGTAACTGCTTTTTGACAATAGCCGGGTCAATATAATCACTCATAAAAATAGCCTTTTTGCGACACGAAAAGAGTTAAAAAAAGCAGCCCCGTAGGACTGCTTTTCATGAATACAAATTAAGGTGCTGGACCTACAACCACAGTGCCAGATGAAGTCAAACCAGCCAATGTTGCTGTGACTAAAGCCTGATCACCTTCATCGACAGGGTTCGGTGCA